TCCTCGTTCCACCCGTTGGGGATCCGATCCAAATGCCCCAGAAGAAACGCCACCCGCGCCACATCCCGCACACTGATACGACCATCTGAGAACACCCACCACTCATTACCACTCGACGGCTGCACCCAAGTCGCCGGCACACCAAACGACAATTTACGCAACGCATGTTTCAAAAACTTCCGCTGAAACGGCTCCAACGCCAACACCGGACCCTTACGCAACGCCACCAACATTTAGTTCAACCCCGTCGAACCATTCCGCAACGCAGTCCGATCCAACCCCTCACGCACCGCCTCAACCAAATCCCGCTCACTGATAACACTGCCCGCCACATTGACAGTGACATCCCCACCACCCAAACCACCCGAAGCTATCCGACGAGAATCAGGATTCGAATGCACCCGCGAACCCTTCGGTAAATCCACCAACTCCGCGCCACGCTCACCAACCCACACCGGCCCACCCGGCGTAATACCACCATCAGCAAACCCCGGCTGATTGTGCGTCGAATAGGTAGTTGTGTAATAGGTGTTCACATAGAAATTCCCCGACTTACCTTGCGGGTTCCAACTGTTCCAAGTGGATCGCGCGGCGTTGACCGCCCGCTGGGTCGTGTTCCTTGCTGAAGTCACAAAACTCTGATCCCGGTTCACCGAATTAGTGGCCGCTTGGAACGAGAAGGTTCTCAGTTCAGCGTCCCAAGTGAGACCCATCGCGTTAGCAACCTGGAACACCTCAGACGACAACGGACCCCGCGACGTCCGAATCGCATCATTCACCGACTGCAACTCAGCCACCGTAATCTGACCCAACCCCATACTCGCCAACGCTGCCTCAATCGGATTCGCCACAAAATCCGCTGCTGCCGCAGCCGCGGTCGGTCCCACACTCTCCAACTCAGCAACCAAATCACCCAACCCACGACGTGCCAACTCCTCCAACGCTGCTTGGAAACGCCGGTTACGTTCCACCTGCCCCGCGATATTGGACAACATCTCCTCCACCGACGTCTCAATCTCATCCGTACCGGACTTAAACAACCCAACCGTTTCCGCCAACGTCTCCTCGAGCGAGTTCGACCAGTTCATAAACTCAAGCGTGTTGTTGATGGCAGCCATATCCAGATCCGCCAAATACACCGCCATCTCATCAACGAGTTTTTCCTGCGCGATCTCCGACGCACGACTGAAGTTCCCATCCATCGCAGCCCGGTAATCATTCATCGTCTCGATACCGTTCCGATACGCGTCCTCAATGCGCGTCTCGAGCGTGTTACGAGCCAACCTGTCTAACTCGTCTCGGAGTTCCCCAACACGATCCTTGTTCAGTCCCATTTCGTCTTTGTGAGCCAACACCGCTTCAATGTTTTCAGCGAACGCCTCATCAGACAGACCCAACTCAGTCTGCAAATCCTGTAACGCCGTCGACGATTCCCCGATCCTCACCTCGTACTTACTGAAATCAGCGATAGCTTCTTGCAGTTCGGAACCGCTTAGTTCCCCAAGTTTCCCTCTGAGATCCTCCAAGTCGTCCCGCAAATTTTCAGCAGCCCGCCCAGATGGGTTGAATTGCTCCCCAATAAGATCACCGAACCTCACGAACGGACCATCAACAACGAAGTCAACGACCGCCCCAACCGCGTCCGCTACAGCACCTATCAGTTCAATAACCGGAGACAGCACCGGCTCGATCGCTCCAAAAATCTTCCCGATAGCTTCACCGAAATCAGCCTGCACGTCCTTCATACGGCCAGTGCGTTCCCGCATCTGATTAGCAGTCGACTCATGCGTCCGGTCAAGATCACCGACTGCGACACCAGCCTGCTCATAAATGAGCTTGATGGTCGCCATCGCCTTCTCAGTCTTGTCAACATCCCCACGAACGGTCTTACCCGTATCAATCATCGCTTGCCGAATCACATCATTCTCAGTGATGATGATCCCGAACCCCTTGAGCGCCTCCCGTTCACCCGCCAACGCACTCTGGATAGCACCAATAGCCCGCTCGAACGGCAAGTTGTGGAAACTAGCCAGATCACCACCGATCTGAATAATGTCCTCAGTCAGTTGAGCAGAATCGTCAACCGTGGTCCCCAACCCCTGCAAGATGGCAGCGATCGTTCCCATCACACCCTCAAGTTCAAACGACGCCAACCCAAGACGGTTGGCGTAGTCATCAACGAACTCGCCGGCTTCTTCCACCGCAGGTCCGAACACAGTCTTAAATTTGCTAGCAGCTTCCTCAGCGTCAACCGCAGCCTGAAACGCCTCCTTCCCCCACGACGCGACACCAGCCGCGACCAGGGCCGCACCAATCTTCTTCATACTCGACCGGAACCCAGACTCAGTTTTCTGTAACTGCCCCTCAATACCCTTCAGAGCCTGCACAGCCTCCCGGTTATCACCGGAAATCTTGAGTAGCAGTTCGGTTACACCTTTAGCCACAACTATCCCTTTGCTAGTTCGTTCATCACCCGGTAATAGGCGAGCCAATCCAAAAACTCAGACCGGGTCATCCGCTCCCGCAAGTCACCAATAGTGAGGTTCAGTTGGTCAGCCACATAGAACTCGGCGCGTTTCCACGACGCATTCCAATTATGAGATTCGTCTAATCCCCGACTCGCAACAATCGGATCGGGGAGAACTAAAAAGACGCCTCACGATCCTCCTGAGCCACATCACCCGTCTGCAATTCACTGATATGAGCAGCCAACCGTGAAGCAGCCTTCACACCACCCACCTCAATGATGTGATCCAACGTCTCATCATCAAGAACGGGCTGAGCGACACCGTATTTGAGGAGGAGCCGAGTCACGTCATCCGACTCCTCCCCATCAACATCAACGTTCTGACCAACCTCACGCAACTCCGCAAGACTGAGTTCCTGAATGACCACGTCACCGCCCCATTCAGGCATCTCAACCTGTTGTGTTTCCCGGCCAGCTGACCGGATCTTCGCTACGTCAAGAATCGCCATCAGGAACGCGTGGTTTGACCGGTAACTGTGAAGTCAGCGGACCAGGCGACCACGCCACCAACCGAAGCGGACGTACTAAACGACGTCAACCACGCTTCACCACCATAAGTAGTGGTGCCAGCGTCAAAGCTGAGAGCGAACGTGGACGTTGCTGTAGCGTCATACAACGACTCCAGAACAGCGTCCGGTCCCGTGGTGGCCGTGTTGTCGTAATAACCGCTAGCACTAAACGAACCACCATTCAACCCTCGGATGAACGTGCGGCTATCACCGGTCGCTCCGAAGGTAGTGGTTTCGTCCGTGTCACCGACAAGGTCGATGCTGGCGGATTCTGTGTAAGCAGACAGATCACGGGGTGTCCCGCCACTGTCATCAATTGAGAAGGTCGTGGTACGACCGTGACTGAATGCCAAAGCATTCTCCTTCCATTAGAAAAGGGACACCGCTTTGGTGTCCCTTTGAAGGAACCCCCGTGGAGGGTTCCGGTTGTGGCCTTATCTGTTAGGCGAAGCGGATGAAACTGGCGAGTACGACGGCGCTGGTGCCGGTGAACACGCTGACGTTGAAGCGGAGGTATTGGTCGATGGTGCCAGTGACAATGGTGGCAACACTGTCGACGGTGGTGAATGTTTGTTCGTCGAGGTTTGTCCACACGGAGTCGTTGGGTGAGTCTTGGATGGCGCAAGTCATGGTGGTCACGTCATCGGTTACGAAGTGGAACACGGCGATTCCCCCGTTAGCGCTCGAGGCGAGACCGTCGACACTGGCGTTGGCGCCGGTGGTAGTCAACGCAGTTTCGGTGTTGAGGAGTACCCCACCACCGAACCCCGTACCTTGCACATCCAAGGACCAGGCGTTAACACCACCAACGGATCCTGATGGGGAGAAACTGGTGTCTAGGCCGGCACCACCGTAAGTACGAGCCCCAATCGCCTGAGCGTCGGGGATGAGAGTGAACGCGTCAACCGTACTGTCACCGATACTGTCAAACAACGCCTGGTCGGCGGCAGCGTCGTAATAGCCACTAACCGACCCTGACCCAGTGTTCAACCCGCGAATGAACTCGCGACTGTTCCCAGCGGACGAGAACGTAGTTACCTCGTCAGCGTCCCCGGTCAAGTCCACGGACCAAGTATCCGCATAGGCGGTGAGATCCTGGGTGTGGTAGTAGACGCCACTAGTCGTGGATCCGTGTGTGAAGCTCAATTAGATCACCCTTACTTTCGACAAGGGCCAACGGGCGCCTTTGCTGGAGTTACATGATTGACAAATCGGACGCAGGTTGGCAAGAATATGCGCCCCGCCCTTAGCGAGCGGCTTGACGTGGTCGATTGCTTGCTGGCTGCCGCCACATATCCAGCAGCCCGCAAACATCGATAAACGCTCGCCTAGCTCGGATTGTGTGAATGGGATGCTCATAGCGTTACGTTTGCGGGCTCGTCGTCGTGCTTCTCTATGCACCTTGTTTTCTGGGTGAGCTTTGTTCCAAGCCTTGGCCCTATCGATACGCACTTGCCTGTTAGCCAGATAGCGGCGACGCTGTCCTTCTTTCGCCCGCTCGGGGTTGTTGTCCCGCCATCGTTTCTGTTGAGTTGCGACCGCCTTCTTGTTCGCTTCGACATAGGCCCGCTTCCGCTCTTTGATTGCTTCCGCATGTTTGGTTCGAGTACGAAGACTGGCGGCCTGACTGGTGCCGCACGCTGCGCAGTAACGCGTGTTGAAATGTGGCGGTTCAAACACCACGGCGCACTGCTTGCACGAGATCATTACGATTGTGTCTCCTCGATGATGCCCCGGTGGAGGAGCTTTTCAGCTTCGCGTTTGGTGAGTGTGACCGTGGTGCCAGCGTCAACTGGTTCGTCACCCTTCCAATACGCACCGTCCTTGATGATCTTGTATTTCTTGTCTTTGGGTTTAGTCACTGGTGTCGATCCTTACGTTGACGTTGCATCCGAGATGGTTAGCGCCGGCGAGTTCAAAGAACCCGATGTCGGTGATGTCCACTACTGACGTGTAGTCGTTGATTCCGTCGATGGCGGCGATGACTGATGGGGATCCGGTGCTGGAAATGTACGGGTCGAGGTCGTCGATGGCACTGTCGAGGTCGGTGCGGGTGATGTACAGGCGAACAGTCCAATACCAAGTCCATCCACCGCCACCCATTGTTAGGCGTTCTATCGGGTCGGGTGCCATGATTACTGCGGCGGGGGTTCCTACTCGGTCGCGTGGTGTGTCGTACACGTTGAGGCCGCTGATGGCATCAATGGCGGTGCTGAGGGAACTTCGCATGGTGGCAACTAACGCCATCTACTTCGCCCATTTCTTCTGAATGGCAGTCCCGGCTCGTTTGAGTCGAACGTCTGCTTGGGGTTTGACTTGGGTGCGGGCTTTCCCGGACCAGCCGCGACGTTTGATGTAAATGGTGCCCCGGTCGGGGAATCGTCCATACCAGATACCCGACACAAACGCCGCAGATAATCCAGTGTTGGGTCCACCCAGACTTTTCCCGCGTCCGCGGTCGCTGATGCTGGTGGACCGGATGCTTTCTCGTAGCCGGCCGCTCGAGACGCCCACCAGGGTTTTCAGGACTGGGCTGGCGTCATCGGCGGTTCCCTTTACCGCATCATCGATCTCGGGTTTGATGAGTTCGGGGCCGAGTTTCTTCACCAACTTCTCGAGGTTGGTGATTTCGACACTCATTTTGACGGCCATTAGATGATCGCTGGCATCTTCCGGAACGGGTCGAGTAGCACTTGGGCGTCGGGGTCGAGGAGTTTGCTGATGCGGGCGACTCCGAACTCACTGAACCCCGCCACACCCTCCGGTGAGTTGCGACGATGCCAGAACCGGTTGGTTTGAATCAAACACGCGTGCCGGACTTCTTCGGGTACTGCGGACCATCCGTAGTTGGCGGTGAGTTCGATTTCGTTGGGGTATCCCTCGAAGTAGCGGGATCCGGTGCGGCTGAGGACAATCGCTGTGTAGGGCCATCCGGGTCTCGGGTTGGGGGGGTGCATAAGGAAGTCAGTGGTGATCGTCCACGTCGTATCAAACGTCCCATCCCCAGTCGTGTCCTGAGCCAACGCCAAACTCGTCGTGTTGTAAATGTCATCCACCTCAAGCCGATCCCACTCGTCCGGTGTATACACACGAACCCCACCAGCGTCCTGATAGAAGTGCCGGCCAGTGAAATTATCAATCGCACGACTAGCCGACTCAATAGTGATCTCAAGAGCGGTGTCATCATTGTCACCTACCGCGGTGAACGATTTGAACTGAGCAAGAGTTATGTAGCCGTTGGTGATCGCCACTTACATCCCTTTCTTCTTCTTCTTTGGGTTGGGGAAGCTCCCCACACCCGTCACAACAATCACATCCGGTTCCTTATCAGGAGGAGACGGTTTCGGTTTCGGCCACTTCAACGCCACGACACAAACCCCCCATCATCAGTGCGAGCAACCTCGTCACCCAACAATCCCATCACCGACAACTGATGCCCCCAATGATGCTTGGCGAACCCACCGTCATACAGGTCGTCGGTGGTGTACATGGTGACGTCGCGGGGGTTCCGCCGGTACGTTTCGGTGATGAGTTTCGTACCGGTCGCGTTCTCCATCACCAACCCCTGCTCCACCCGATGCGGAAGCGCCTCGAGGATGTCACCGAAAAACGGATGATGAGGGGTGGCACCGAACACGGCGTTTCCAACAAAGTAGGGGCGTTCCCAACCGGCGAACGCTTCCACACCCGCCACCACCGGTTCAAACGATTTCAATGGTTCCATGTCACAGTTCAAGTACACGCCTCCGAATTGGAACACCAGATCGTAAGCGGCGATGTCAGCACGCATCACTTCCTGCTCGATACCGTCGTGGTACCGGGACAAGGCCGGCCACCGAACACCACAATCATCAAACGCGAACTGATTGACCAGGGGTGGCAGATTGGCATACGTCCACGTTTTGAACTCCCACGCTGGGTGAAGTTCCTGCCATTGTTCCCAAAACCCTTCGTACAACAAGGGCATGGGGTTGGGGCCGAACCAGATCCGATGAAACACTTTTGGGATCATGACTCACCCAACAACCGGTAGTAGGCGTCGTGGTAAGCGTTGTCAGCAAGATCCTGATACTGGGTGAGAATGTCGGTGGTATCAAGGTGAGCTCGTTGAGTGAAGAAGCTGTAGTGACTGACGAGGGCATCACCAGCGATGAGGTTGAACCGGCCGGTGCGATCCGGGTAAGTGCCACTAATGAACTGCTCTTCTTCCGCGGCCCATAGTTCGTCTGCTACTAGGGCCATGTCGGATCCGAACCAAACGAAGCAACTGACACTGAACCGGAGCGGACTGGGTAGTGGCCGGTTCCCTTGGGGGACACGCACGGCGGAAGTGTGACCAAATTTCAACTGGTCAACCGTTCCCGCCTCTATAGCCATCAACAGGGTCCGATGAACGTACTCACCGAACTCCGGGTCTTTCCACCCGACCGGGTCCATGCAATACCGGTCAACGTGTCCGTATGAACCGTTGATAATCCCAAGCTCTTGGGCGATGCTGCTAATCACCGCATTGTTCCAAATGGTGGCGAACACTACAAACGGGTCACGCTGCTCGAGTCGTAACCGTAGAAGGCTCTCGATGGCGTCGGGAGCGATCCAAACAATGTCATCATCAAACCGAATGTAAACGGTGTCGGGGTCGGTGGCGTACTGGTAAAACCGTCCCGTGTTCAGTTGTTTCGGTATGCGGGGTGGTTCGTCGTAATCGAGGGGGATGAGGTGCACGTAGTCGTCGGCTTGTTTCCGCATCCATTCAAGGTCGTCAGCATTGTCCGTGTTCTGCCACAGGTGAACCCGGTCGATGAGGTGACTGTTGACGCGTAAGTGTTTGAGGAGCGGATCCATTACGCGACGTCGCCCAGCGGGGACACAAGCTATGACGTTGAACCCTTCGAAACTCATCCGAGGATTTCTCCGAAGTAGTCGACGGCGTGTTTGGTGCCGTCCTCGAGAGTGGTGGT